AGAAGTACGACTGCCATTTTGAATCGATTGTGGTCGAGAAGAACTCGGTCATGGGGCCAAATCAGCAGTCTATGATCAGTATTGGAATTGTTACAGGTATCATTCTTGGCCGACTGATTGCTGACAATGTGTACTTCGTGAACGTGTCGACCTGGCGCAAGTACTGGAAGTTTAATTACAAGGATCGAAGTAAAAAGTCAATGAAGCTGCAGGCAGTTGCTAAGGTGTCTGATGAATTCGACCTGAACGTCAAAGACGACGAGGCCGATGCGATTCTGATTGGTTCGTATTTTGTAAATCATGGCCAAGAATTTGGAAATCTGGAAAGCCACAAGGTTAGTTGAGGAGTTAGAACAATGAAACGATATATAGAATTTATTGACAACGCAAAAACGTCAGCGGTGGAGCAGCTTAATATTTTTTTGGAAAATCTTAGTAAAGGTTCAATTCATAAAGTAGCAGGGTATCAAGCGAACACTGACTGTACTTATATTTTATTAGAGGTAGAGAATGAATTAGCGAATCAACTAGGCGAACCGCAGAAAGTCAAAGTTCCGCAGTGTGTTCATAAATATATTCAAGAAGCCAAAGAATATAATTGGGACTTGCAAGATTTAATGAAGTCTATAGATGATGAAGATAGTGAGGAACTTCAAAGATGGTTTTATCACGAATGTAATCAAGAAACACTTGCCCGTGCATGGCTTGACGGCTACGAGGTCGAGGAAGAGAAGCGGTATTTGGTGAAAATGAAAGGTATGTCCGAAGAGAATACATATCTGACATTTAGATTTGGTCATACGTGGATGCTAAGCAATTTCGAAGAGTGCGAAGAATTTCGCTTGCACCACACCCGCAAACAACTAGAAGAAACTGGCTTCGGTTGGGTGTTCGATTGCCCAGGAATTGAGATGGAGGAGATAGATTAATGAGTTATGATTTGGAAATCTTAGGAAAAATAGAAAACGGAGATTATATTTGCATAGATGAACCTGAAAATAGTTCTCCAACTTATAATCTTGGGAAAATGTTCAGGGTTGCTATGGATTGGGATTTCAAACAAGGTACTATCTACAATGTTGCTCAGATTTTTGAAAACATTCAACGTGGCATCTCAGAATTGGAACAGTATCCTGAAAAGTATGTACAGTATGAACCTGAGAACAAATGGGGGACCGTCAGCAGTGCGTTAGAAGATTTGAGATCATTGAGAGATTGTATTTTAGGACAAGATATCGATACAAAATACTTATATATGAGGTGGTAACATGAAACGACCAAACAGATACCCATACACACGAAGTCAATGGGTTGAAGAAACCGCTGATTATTATACATATGAAGACGGTATTTATTTTACAAGTCATGTTTTAAAAAATAGACTCACTAGAGAAATTAAGAGCAAGGAGATGAAATAGTGATTATCAAGGATTACAAATATGATTGTTCAAGTGGTAGAATCTGCTACACAATTGGTGTTGATGGCTATGAATTAGCCGTGGAACATACAAAGACAGAATATGGAAGTGTCCAAAGAGATGATATTGATGATTTCTTGGGTACGGTCGAGGAATACGATTTTCAAGAAGCTGAGATGATTGAAGCATTCGTTGACTTTCAAAATGATTTGCTCTTGTATGGAATTGGTTTTGAATTGAGAAATGAGGTGGAGTGATGGTACAAACACTTGAACAAGCTACAAAAACTGAAAGCAAACGCATAAAAATCCCTGCGAAAATCAGACCGTTCGATGTAGGTTATCGAGTAGTAAACAAACACGGTCAACCGCTTGCCTTAAGAAATGGAGCAAGTACATTCGACTTACCTTTTCTAGCGGAAAAAGATATAAAGAAAGAATTTGGGAAAAACGATCCAGATTTTGATATTGAAAAGCATTCTGTTGAAGAGATTGCTATTATCAATTTAAGTAAACTTCATAGCTACTTTGAGGAGGTCACAGATTGAAACGAAAAAGCATATCTAAAGCCACTAGACAAAAAGTTTTAGATAAGTATGGTGGTCACTGTGCTTATTGTGGCAAGGAATTGGATTTAAAAACTTTGAGAGTGGATCATTTGCATCCTCACTATCGAGGCGGAGAGGATAGTTTTGAAAACTATATGCCTGCTTGTTATCAATGCAATTTCTACAAATCTACTTTTCTGTTAGATGAATTCAGGGAGCAGATGTCTACCTTGCACGAAAGAATCACCAAGCCATTCATAGCAAGACTTGGATTGGATTATGGAATCATTAAAATCGAACCATTCGACGGAAAGTTTTATTTTGAGGAGGAACACGAGAAGTGAAACGATTCATCGCTATCTGGATTTTATTGTCTGCTGGATTAAACATCTGGCAGATGGACAGGATTCGAGATTTGGAAGAGAAGAAGCCGATGGTTGTCTATAAGGCAGATAACGCAGGCGCTGAGATATTTGGTAAGGTCGTTGAGAAAGGACGACATGGCAAGCTGTATACAGTGACTATCAGAGATTACGGTGTGTTCGTAGTTACGAAGGACGTGTATGAGAAGGTGAAGGTCGGGGATGAGGTGTTACTATGACAACAAACATGGAATTATTAGCGCATCATGTCGAGCATTGGGCGAAAGAGCGAGGGTTAGACAATCCCGACAATAGCACGGCTCAAGCATTGAAGTTATTTGAAGAAGCAGGCGAACTAGCACAGGCACATCTCAAGAAACGAGACGATGAGGGCAAGGATGCTGTGGGTGACATTTTGGTAGTGCTGACCATCTACTGTCAGCAGAAAGGTTGGTCTATTGCTGAGTGCTTCCAGATGGCATGGAATGAGATTAAAGACCGTAAAGGCAAGATGGTAGACGGAAGTTTCGTCAAAGAGGAGGATTTATAAAATGAAAAGACTAGGAATCATTATTGGGGCGGTATTTGTAATCGTTGTATCGCCATTTGTAGTTCAGTATGGATGGAATGAAATTATCACAACGATTATTCCAGTTGGTAAAATTACAGTCTGGCAAGCATTAGGGATGGATGCACTACTATCTTTCATCTGGCCTGTACTATCTAGCAAAAAAGAATCTGAAGAGGATTATTCGTATGCTGTAAAAAGCAATATTTCAAAAATCGTTACATGTGCATTTTTGATATGGTTAGTTAGTTTGTTCATCTAAGGAGGATTTGGGATGATACTGAAGTATAGAGCGTGGGATAAGCACGGACAAAAGATGTTTGCTAATGACGAATTGATTATCTGGAATGGTAATGTCTATGCGAACGATAGCAAAAAGCTTACCTGCAACAATTTAAAAGGATGGTCGATTGATGATGAATATCTCATGCAATCAACAGGATTGGTTGACAAGAACGGTAAGGAGATCTTTGAAGGCGACATTGTGAAAACCACTAGATTTTTTGGAAGAGCTGACGAAGTGGGCGGTTTTTATGAGTATGACAAGGAAATAATAGGGGTTGTTAAGCAACTTGAAGGAGCTTGGGTAATTGATACAGGCAGTGAAGCAGTAAATTTATGGACTGAAATTGAAGAAAATGAAGTTATAGGTAATGTTTACGAGCAACCTGAGTATTTGAAGAAAAAAGGAAATTAAGATGACAGAAACTATTAAACTACCAAACTACTATGAGCCTGATTGGGGAAATGCAAGATACGGCTCACTGGAAGAACTTAAAGAGTTGTTACTCTATAAGCGTATCGTGAAATGGGACAAAGACTTTCTGCTACTTGAAGATGGCACAAAGGTCACTATCGAGATGTCTGAAAGTGATTGCTGTGCCTCAGCAGGTGGGGAGTTCCAAGATGTATCACTTGATGCTGTGATTACTGATGTTGAAATTGGGGAACCTAAAGAAATTCCTGACCATTGGGGAACGGGCTATAAAAACAAAGTAACTATCTTCCACAATCAGAACCCTGTAGCTATTGCCAACTGTGAGGCAGAACATAACGGCTATTATTATAGCGTAGGGTCCCTAGTGATTGGCGACATTCATTTCCCAGTAGTGAAAGCGTAGGAGGCTACCTATGAATAAACGTCAACGCAAAAAGAAAATTTTGAACGGTCTGAACAAAGAAGAAAGATACCGTAGGACGCATTGTCCTGTATGCGATAGCGAAATTGGAGTATTTGATGAATATTTTAATACATACGGTTTCTGCTCTGAATATTGTGGCTATGAATACTACGGAATTTCAAGATTATAAAAATAAAAGATTGGGGTTAAAATGACGTTGTTTGATGAAGTGCAGCAATTAAGCTCAGAAAGCCACTCAAAATGGTTCGAGCGATATTTTGAGAAATATAACCTAGAACAAAAACTAAAAACTTCTGCTCAAAAAGGTTATACAGGTTATTTAATCGATGTTTGGTCAGTTAGAGACGAATATCTCAGGAATCGATTAGGAGATGAAAGAACGTTGGAAGCGTTAAGAGAATTATTAGGAGCTGGCTTTACTGTCAAATATAAGCTTTATCTATCTAAAAATTTTTTCACTGGACAAGATTTCGTTTCTAACAAGAAAATTCACATAACCTGGTAATAAAAAAAGCTAAGACACTCTCTGCCTCAGCTATAATTAACACACTATTATTATATCACAAAGGAGACAGAGAGTGAACAAGGCTAAAGAGCTATTGAAAGAGTTGCAGGATCTAGACATGGACATCCAAAGCCGTATAGATGAAATCAATGAGCTTGAGGCAGGTTTGCTCTCGAGCCCCAAGTGGTCAGATGTCAAAGTCAAAGGTGGACAAACTAGAAAAGTTGATGATGTCTATACTCAGCTTGTCGTGATGAAAGAGGCTATAGAGCAGGATACTAAAGAGGTTATTAACAGAAAACTTGAATTAGGTCGAATGATCAACAGGCTTAAAAATCCCAAGCACAGGGCGGTATTAAGAATGACTTATATCAACAAAGGCACTGCTGATAGCGTTTGTTATGATTTGAAGATGAGTCGTACAACCTATTACAGGTTAAAAAATGAGGCGGTCTTAGCTTTGGAAGAAGTCATCTAACCTCATAGTGATCGTATGGGACTTTTTGGAACAGCACGGTTCTAAAAATCTGTTAGAATGGTAGTGTCAAGAATTGAAAAGAGAGGTCTCAGAATTTGGTAGATGGTTACCTGAAATAAGGGTGTCGTAAAGGCGTTGAGGGTTCGAGTCCCTCCCTCTATTTCATTCATTGGCGTCTCCTTTATATTTTTCATTTTATTTCCGAGGCTTCGGCCTCATATGGCGGTGACAGGAGTAAAGTGATTTATCTCCCATGTATTTTCTTCGGTTCGATTCCGGACATCGCCGTTTGAGTGTTTGCGTCCCAGAATGGGGTAGGCAGTAGACTTAGCATTCATATATCACTCATTAACTTAAAAATGGTTGCAGCAGCGACCGAACCTCGCATGGTTGCGTAGCTACTTATATCCTAGATAAGTTATAAGCTAGAGGGTTTGATCCCCTCAGAGGTTGTAATGACTACAAAAAAATAAAAAAAGGAAAACTTTCAAATTGATTACTAATTAACACGCAAGGTAGTAGTCGTCTTGCAGTTGGAACGTAGCTCAGTTGGTGGAGCGATATGACTATAAAGGGTCTGAAACGTAGGCAGGTTCGAGTCCTGTCGTTCCAATTGTATCTCTGTGAGTAGCTATCACAATAGGGGTACAGGGCGGTAATTAGATTTAGGTTGATTAACCTGTAGGACAGAGATAAAGTAGCGCTATATAAGGCTCTGGTGGGGGAGGCACCCACTTATCGCATACAGTCACTCTTTGAGTGGCTTTTTTGATTTACAAAACGGACAAATAGGAGGTAATAGGTTGGGCAGAGCACGAGACCCAAACCGAGATAAAGCTTTTGAGATTTATAAGCAGAATAACGGAAACATCACTAACCGCAAGATTGGTGACATGTTGGGTGTGCCTGAAAAAACTATCTCAGTTTGGAAGTTAAGAGATAAATGGAGCGATTGTAGTACTTCAAAAGATGAATGTAGTACTACAAAAAGGAAACGGGGAGCGCCGAAAGGCAATAAGAACAGCAAAGGCGGAAGTATAGGTAATCAAAACGCCCTTAAACATGGCCTGTTTGCTAAGTATCTACCTCAAGGAGTGCATGAGATATACGAGCAACTGGCAGATAAGCAACCAATTGATATTCTTTGGGAGAATATTCAGCTAACCTATGCTAATCTTTTGCACGCCCAGCGCATTCTGTACGTTCAGGACGTTGATGATACAACCACTATGCTTATTGCAAGCACAGCAAAAGGCGGAGAAAGCTATGAAGTTCACACTGCTTGGGATAAGCAGGGTAAGGCGTTAGCTGCAATTGCAAGAATACAGTCAGAACTTAGAAATATGATTAAAACATATGATGAATTGACTCGCTCAAGTCTTGCTACAGAGGAGCAGAGATTGAGAATTGAGATTCTGAAATCTAAACTACCTGACAATGAACCTGAAAACGTTCATGACGATGGCTTTATCAAAGCATTAGAAGGGATAGTCGAAGAAACGTGGCGAGAAGAAAAATAAAGACCAGTACATTCGAATTCCAACCTTTTAGCAGAAAGCAGAATAAGGTGCTAAGTTGGTGGCTTTGGAACTCTCCAGTTCATAAGTCGGAGGGTATTATCGCAGATGGTGCTATCCGTTCTGGTAAGACTGTCTCTATGAGCCTAGCTTTTGTTATCTGGGCGATGACATCATTCAACCATCAGAACTTTGCCATGTGTGGGAAGACAATCGGCTCTTTCAACCGTAACGTCCTGAAACTGCTGTTGGTTATGATACAGTCAAGAGGGTTTAGCTATGTCTATCATCGGACGGATAACTTGATAGAAATCACAAAAGGCGACGTGTCGAATGACTTTTATATCTTTGGTGGTAAGGACGAGAGCTCACAGGATCTTATCCAAGGTTTAACGCTGGCAGGTATCTTTTTCGATGAAGTGGCGCTTATGCCTGAGTCTTTTGTTAACCAGGGCACAGGGCGGTGCTCTGTTACAGGTTCAAAGTGGTGGTTCAACTGCAACCCAGACGGGCCTTATCATTGGTTTAAGGTTAACTGGATAGACAAAGCAGAAACAAAGAATATGCTTTATCTGCATTTTGATATGGACGACAACCTTTCTCTTTCAGAGAACATCAAGAAGCGTTACAGAAGTCAATATCAAGGTGTTTTCTATCAGCGATATATTCAAGGTCTTTGGACGGTTGCAGAAGGTATTGTCTACGATATGTTCAGTAAGGATAAGCATGTTGTATCAACTTTGCCAGAAATGAGCAAACTGGGCAAATATGTTTCGGTCGACTACGGTACGCAAAATGCGACCGTTTTTCTTCTGTGGGAAAAAGACATCAATGGCAAGTATTACTTAACAAGGGAATATTATTACTCAGGTCGTGACGAGAACGTACAGAAGACCAATGCTGAGTATGCTGATGATCTAACTGCTTGGCTAGGAGATACGAACATCGAACGAATCATTATTGACCCGTCTGCTGCTTCATTCATTGCTGAATTGAAGAAGCGAGGATATAAAATCAAAAAAGCTAGAAATAATGTCCTTGAAGGCATTCGTTTTGTTGGGTCTATGCTAGGCCAAGAGAAAATAGCAGTGCATGAGAGCTGTGTGAATACGTTGAAAGAGTTCCACGCTTATGTCTGGGACGAGAAAGCCTCTGCGAATGGCGAGGACAAACCCATCAAACAGTTCGACCACGCAATGGACGCCCTGCGTTATTTCTGCTATACAGTATTATTCAAGTCAGGAGGTATGACTGTTTGGAAATAGAAGTAATTAAAAAAATAATCTCGTCGCAGATGGTCAAACATGGAAAGTTTGTCTCACAAGCAGCTGAAGCCGAGAAATACTATCGTAACGAGAATGATATTAAACGAAAGCGTAAGCCTGCCGATAAGAAAGGCGCTGAGAACGAAGCGAAAGCAGAAGATAATGCCTTTCGCAATGCTGACAACCGTATTAGTCACAATTGGCACCAGTTATTGCTTGACCAGAAAAAGGCTTATGCGTTGACCTATCCGCCTACATTCGACGTAGATGATAAAAGTGTTAATGATAAGATTGTAGACGTTTTAGGAGACGATTATGAACGTATCAGTAAGCAGCTTTGTGTGAATGCTGGGAACGCTGGCATCGCTTGGCTTCACGTTTGGAAAGACGCTAGTGACAACTCGTTTAGATATGCTTGTGTGGACTCAAAAGAAGTGATACCAATCTACTCAAAGTCTTTGGATAAGAAGTTGATTGGGGTATTGCGAGTATACTCTAGCATTGATGAAACAGATGGCAAGAACTACACTGTTTACGAATACTGGAACGATAAAGAGTGCTCTTTCTATCGCCATGAAGAAAATAAGCAGCTGGAAGAATTAGAGACATTCCAAGCAATCTCTTTGATTGATACCATGAATGGCGACCGCTCAAGCGACAATAGCTTCAAGCATGATTTTGGTCTTGTTCCTTTTATTCCGTTTAAAAACAATGAAATCGAGACCAACGACTTGAAGCCAATCAAAGACCTAGTTGATGTTTATGATAAGGTCTTTAGTGGATTTGTCAATGATACAGACGATGTTCAAGAGGTTATCTTTGTTCTTACAAACTACGGTGGACAGGACAAGCAAGAGTTTCTAGAAGATTTGAAACGCTACAAGATGATTAAGATGGACAACGATGGTATGGGAGACCAGTCAGGAGTTACAACCATTGCGATTGACATTCCAACCGAAGCAAGAAATCTGATTTTAGAGCGGACTAAGAAACAAATCTTTATCAGTGGCCAAGGGGTTAACCCTGAAACAGATAAACTAGGGAATAGTTCAGGCGTTGCTTTGAAGTTCCTTTACTCTCTTTTAGAGTTAAAAGCTGGGAATATGGAAACTCAGTTCAGAAGTGGATATGCCACACTTGTTAAGATGATCTTGAAACATCTAGGGTTATCCGATAAACTCAAAATCAAGCAAACATGGACACGGAACTCAATCAATAACGATACAGAAATGGCTCAAGTAGTTTCTACTCTTGCAACTATCACATCAAGAGAGAACGTAGCTAAATCAAATCCAATTGTAGAAGATTGGCAGGATGAACTACGCTTGCAGAAAGCTGACCAAGAGGAACAATCTGAAAAACTCTACGACATGGAAGAGGTAGAGCATGAGTCGGAAACTGAATAAAGAAGAAAAAATAGCCTTTATCGAATCTCTTGACGACCTCAGTCGAGAAGAGAAAGACAGATTGCTATACGAGCTGGCTCAGATTGACGACCTCAGCGAGATAATAGACTACATCGATAATTTATACCGCAGAACACTAAAACGCATTACAGGACGTTTAGAGGCGTTTGAGAGGGCATCTAAAAATCGTAGTGACTCATTACCATTTTATCTGTTATCCCTGACTAAGACTGACCAATTAAAAACCAAGCAAGAGATTGCTGACTTTGTTAAGAAACATCCTGATTTAACAGAGTGGTCAAGGTCAATAAAGGTCAAAACAAATGCAGATGCCTTGTTTGCTGGCGTTGAGATGGATATCGCTGAAATGACTGGCAAAATCAACAAGCGAATAGAAACACATCTCAAACAAACCTACCAAGAAACTTACTTAAATCGTGCTTACAACTACCATAAACAGACCAAAAAAGAACCGAATTTCAAACCTGAGCGTCTAGAAGAAGAATATCTTCAAAAGGCAATCAAGGAAAACTTCAAAGGTAAGCGGTTCTCTGAGCGTGTTTGGGGTAGCAATATGGACGAACTGGTTAGTAGAGTAGAGTCGCTTGTAACCAATGATTTAAACCGAGGCTATCCGATAGACCAGTCTAGTAAGCTTCTAGCAATTGAGTTCGAACGTGCTCGTAATCGTGCGGTTACTGTTTTGCAGACGGAAACGAATGGTATTCAAGCCCAGGCAACGCTGGATGAATATCAGGACGACAATATCAAGAAGTACAGATATCTGGCGACCTTAGAGGTTCACACATGCCCTATTTGTGGCGAGTTAGACGGTAAGGTATTTCTTGTTAAGGATGCAGAGAAAGGTGTGAATTATCCTACTATGCACCCTCATTGTCGATGTACGACGGTTCCTGCCTTAGAAAAAGGTGGGAAACGCTATGCAAGAGATATTGAAACAGGAAAAGGCTATGAGGTAGAGAGTGGTCAGACCTTCAAGGATTGGCGAAAGCAGCAACTTGATAAGTATGGCCAGACTGCTATCAAGGACAAGCTACAAGCTGAACGATTGGAAAAGGACAGAGTCCGTAGAACCAAGGAGCAGTTCATAGCTTATAGGCAGGTTTTAGGCTCTCAAAATATGCCCAAAACATTTGCAGGCTTCTATGATTTGAAGTATAATGATGTTGAGGGATACAAGGAACTAAAAGACCGCATCAGATGGACAAAGTCCAAGTTTCCTACTGAGAAATCTTTAAATGGACATTTCAAAAGTCATGGGAAAGAGTTCGGCGATATAACCATTGAAGAATATCAAAAAATGGCATCTGATTTGTTATCAAAACCGACATCGGACAAGATATTGGGTTATCAGATGGAACTTAGACGAGTGCGCTATGATATCGATAACAATATCTATGTTTTGGGTAATCCTAAAGTACATAAAATAAATACAATGTTTAAACCAGACTTAGGAAGGGAGTACTACGATGGAGAAATCACAAAAGACTTGGGAAATTGATGGATATTTATGGTTACATTGCCCTGTTTGCGGAACTGAAGTTATGGACTATGATATCTGTGACGTCTGTCATTGGCAAAATACAGGTATTATAAATATCGATGGCGGTCCAAATAAAATGACACTTGCAGAGGCTAAAGAAGCTTACGCAAAAGGCTTACCAATTAGATAAATAAGCACCTAGAGAAATCTAAGTGCTTTTCTTATGCTTAGAAAGGAGCGAGAAATGAAATACCGTAAAAAACCAGTAGTGATTGAGGCCGTGCAGTTTTTAGATACAGAAGAAGCTATAGATGAGCTATGCGATTTTGGACTAGACCCAGTGCGGATTGACTACGCTGATTTAAGCAATCCTC